CTGCGTTCTGCAGAAGCAGCAGCGTTAGCATCAGCTGTTGATTTCATTTGTTTTATAGCCAGTTGTTGATCTGCTTGGCCTTTTGCTAATCTGTCAGCTGCTGTAGCGCCTTGTGCTACTGGATTAGCCTGAGGTGATTGTGTTGTCTTCGTAGGTGCTTGCGTGCTTGCTTGCGGCGTTGCAGCAGCTTTAAGCCTATTCTGTAATCCTTTAATCTCTAATTCCTTTTGTTGAATCTGTTTTTGGATAGCAGCTGGAGTTTCAGATCCCGCAGCGGTATTACTAGTTCTAGTAGCGTTACTATTAGAAGATGAGTCGTCACCAGCTACCGTTGCTTTGCCGCCTCGGAAGCCTTTCATAAAAGCTTTACCGGCACCAGCAACACCACCTGCAACAGCACCAACTCCTTTAGCAACAGCACCTGCTCCTTTACCAACAGCAGCGGCAGCTTGAGCAGCCGTGAGTTCATCAAGCTGCTCAGTTTCTACGATTACATCATTAATTTTCATGATTATTCATTCCCATATATCTATTATAGAGTATTTATTTTAAATGTACTTAAACAGCTAATGTATGAGCAAGCTCATACAAGTTTTCGCTAACGCTCAAACTACTTACACTTCGTTTTAATTAAATAATTTATATATGAACAAGCAATATTACGAATGTAATATTGTATTAATTTCATGTAGATCGTTTCAGTCAGACGGAACTATTTCTAGCTCCGTCGTCTTTAAGATAAACTTCATGTGAGTCTTATCCAGCAATGACATTGGAAGTAGGTAATTATTATACACAAGTTCATTGGGCTCTGACCTTTCCCAACCTACATCGACATCATGTAACATAAAGAGCGCATTAACTGTGTTAGTGCTACCTTTATAGTACATTACCTTCCGCTTCGTTCCTGTTGCTAAGAAGTTTTTATGAACTATGTTGTGTTTTTCGACTGACAGCAATCAATCTATATCAACCTGTGAGCCCAATTTGTTTGGTGGCTTCCGCACTCTGGTGCGTCGATCAATATGTTACGTGTCCGGATATCACCTCGGGCTTTACACAGCGGTATTATTAAACTGGCCCGCCAACCTTATGTGCTGTATTGATTTGCCTTAGGAATTTTTTTTAAGATGTTCTTTGAGAATGGTTGATCCGCCAACTCTAACATTGATAATACCATTGTAGTATTCATCTGTTTCGAGTACTCTACGTTCAAACTGTTCACGGGCCTCTAAGTAACTTGCTATGCCTCTGCTGGGACAAAAATGTAATATTTCACGTGTGAAATTTTCTGCGCCTAACTCTAAAACGTCTGCGTTAAGTCTATCACTGGAGCCATAATATTCTCTCCAGTCACTTTCTTTAGTGCTACGTCTTTTATTCTTCTTGCCTTTAAGCGGGGGTTTAGTTACTTTAAACTTTGCTAGTTTCTTGCCTACATACATCATGCTATTGGATAGATTTGTTATCAAGTATACAAATGCTTCACATCCTTCCGGAAGTTCGTCTAGTTGTTTACCTTGATAAGTCCAATGCATAACATACTTATTTTGCCTTTTGCTTCTCAGCCGCCTTCTTGGCTGCATAAGCTATATGTATTTCTTCTTGCCTTAATTTTGCTAACCTTCTAATCTCACGCAACCATTTTCTACTTGCTAGATGTGTTCGATGAGACAAACGAGACTCAAAATTCTCGTTTGCCTTAAAGTACTCTAAGTAAGCCTTAGTTAACTGATCGTGTATGTCGTCGTTAATCATTCTACAATGTCAATATCGTTTTCGTAGCTTGTAAAGCCATTTTCTTTTACAACACGCATAACATAACTTACTCTTCCAATTAATTCGTCTTTGTGTGAGATAAGAAATACATTCTTATCACCTTCACGGCCCATTTTCTTGAGAACGCTCAATGAACTTTCAACACCAGCAGTATCCATACCGCTATCAATCAGCTCATCAATAAACAACAAGTTGATCTTTTGATATAGGCTTTCCCAAACATCGCGGAATGCAAAGCTCATACCTAAGATAAGTCTGTTGCGTTCGCCACGACTCAAGTTATCAAAGTCTAGATCTTGTCCTAGTTGAGTAATTTCAACATTCAAATCATTCTGGAACACAACTTGATGTGGCAATCCTAGCTTGTCGAGATAATATGTAAGCCTATTGTTCAAATACGCTAGGTTTTGATCAATAATCTTTTTACGAATGAAGCTGTCTTTATTTGTAAGTAGCTTTAGCAAGAACTCTTGATGCTCTTTGAATGTAGTAAGATCGTTTACAGGAGACCAATCAATTTCTTGCATAGCTGTTGACAACAATTCATCAATCTGTGCTTGATAAGGATCGTTTTCATTTTGTTTTGTATCAAGCGACTGTTTCAAACTGTCAACGTTTTTACGATGCTCATATGCTTCTTTAGCACTTTCATAGAACGTATTAGGCTTTCCGTTGATATCACCAATGTCACTAAGATCTTTAAGCACAGCAGTTAGCTTTTTGCTAATTTCTAAATGATAGGTGTCTGCATCCTGTAACTCTTTCATCTTTTTGTCAAGAATTTCTTGTTTCTTGTCTGCATGCAGCAGCTGATTACAAGTGTAACAGGTAGCATCTTCAAGATTTAAGATGTCTTTTTCAACCTTTTCAACACTAGCCTTAGCACGTAGCTGTGCTGTCTCTAATGTGCTTTTCTCCTTATTAAGAGCCAAAATAGCAGTGTTATGTTGCGTCCAGTTAGACAATTTTTCATGTGCTTCTAGTTCAGCATCGATGTCTACGTGCTCTAGTTCTGTAATACCATGCTGTAATTTAGCACAGTCTTGCTCCTTTTTAGCAAGCCAAGCACGTTGAGTACGACCTAAGCTATCAATAGTAGTTTGTATTTTTTCGTTTGCACCTTGAATAGCATTAATTTTTAGTGTTTCGTTTGTAATAGCATCTTTAGTTTGACGAGTTTGTTCTTTAAGAGCTTCGGCCTTTTCACTAAGGATAGTAATACCCAGCAACTGCTCAATGATAGCACGTTGATCATTAACACGCATGCTTAAGAAAGGCTCAGTGTAGGTGTTAAGTGCAACAATGTGCTTAAACATGTCATGCGACATATCTAACAAGTCGTTAATATACTCTTGAGTCTTTCGACTGTCGCCTTGTGACTCATCTGTCATCTCTTGTTCTTGCTCGTCGACAAAGAACTTGAGTACATTAGGTGATCTACCACGCTCGACACGATAATCAACACCGTTCTTTTCAAAATGCAGTGTAACTAACATGCCCTTTGAGTTTGTCTTGTTGATTAGATTGTTACGTTTAATATTAGTGAGTGCTTGTCCGTATAATGCATATGATAATGCATTGATAATGGTGGTGTTATGAGAAAGTATTCCGTTTGTATAAAATCTATGATCATTACTGTCTACAGTTAAATCAAACATGTTTTCGGTGTACGACTTTTTTACAATACTGGTAACTAATTCGACCCCGTCTACAGTTAAAATTGTAGATTGATTTTCAATTAAGTCCTTTACAAAAACTTCATTGAATTCTCCGTTAAAAAGAATATGAGTATCTGCACACTTTAAGAACTTACCAGAAGATGTTTTGATTATCCATACATTATATGGAATAGTTTTATGTATCGATGTTATTAGCTGCCAACCAGTATCAGTCTCAATTTCCAAGTCTGATAAGTCTATGCTATTAACAAATTTTCTCTTCACTGTGTTAGAAATTGTATGCATTTTTTTAATACTTCCTCTTTATTTTCTTTAAAATCACTTTCCCAAACAACCATAACTACGTAGCCTTGAGTTTGAGCATATTCGATTTTTTTAATATCACTGGTCCATTTATCAGATGCTTTTATCTTAGTTCTAGGATTTATATAATCTTCTGTATACATCTTTGGATTACAATGCCAAAAGTCGCCGTTATATTCGATAATCTTTTTATCAACTACAATATCATAAACATACTGTTTTTTGTTGTTAACAGATAACGAATACTGCGGATAAACAATTAAATTTTTATTAGCTTTTTTAATTTCATTAATTATTTCTTTTTCTGCTTTTGATACAGTAATTCCTTTTGATAGTTTAAGTCTATTAATTCTGGCCTTTTCTTCGTCAGATTTTACGCTTAATCTAGCTTGCCATCGATCTTGTCTTTCTTGCCAAATCTTTAACCCTTTTTCTTTTCCGTATTTTTCTATGCATATTTCTTTAGAAAAATGCTTTTGTGATTCAGAAACTAATTTTTTGGCATCTTCTTCAGAATAATCTCGAGCGGTATAATAGTCAACGCATCGTTTTGATGCAACATGTCGCACTGTTGAGTTAGCAGATTGACTAGCTCCTTTTTTATTATTGTCGCTCTTTGTTTGTTCTGCTAGATGCATAGCTTCAACTTCGTTATATCCTTTTTTAACCCAGTATTCTTTTCGAATAGGACGCCGACAATTACGTTCAAAATCTGCTTCTTCGATAGTATAAGGTTTATTAGTATATGGATTAATTTTTTCTAACCAAAATTCCTTGCTATATACACTTTTAACATTTTTTTGTTTATTCTCTTTTGACTTTACGTAAGATTCATTTTCGCTCCAGCCGCGTAAACTCCAGTATTGGGTTGTGTGACGAGCATGTTTAGAAGTTAATCCTAACTTATTTCTGATATATTGCTCAATCTTTTTTTTATTATTAATAATACCTAAAGATAAAATTTCGTAGAGAATTAATTCTCTACGATCAGGTTTTAAGTTTTTAATAACATTATCCAAAATATTAATACAATTATCTTTTAGATTATTGTCCCATCGCGGCATTGTATAAATCTCCTACAGTTGTTTCGTAAATTTCACCAGTTTTAGTGTTTTTTACCTTTACAATAGTATTTATACAAACACACTTACCTGTACCATTACGACTTCCACTATCATCTCCGCCTTGATCTAAGTTTTCACCTAGCACAAGTGTTAATTGCTCGCGATTAAAGTTTACAGCTTGGGTCTGATTGCCCACGCTCATAAAATTCTTCACAGTCAAATCCTTAATTTTTATCATAATTCGCTATAAATGTCCATAAGTGTTTTTTTGTTGAAGTTATCTGAGTCAATTGCAGCGATTTCGCCAGCAACAATTTGATCTACACTTTCAAACTGTGCAATGTCTAATTGAGTACTAATATCTTCTAGTGACTTTTGTGGAATCAAACTAATTTCACGACAGTTGTATTGAGTAATGAATGTTTCCTTAATGAAACTTGCTTCTTCATAGCTGATAGGCAAGTCCAAGTTGACACGCAAGTACATATTGGGCTTAATAAACGTAGTTTGCTCGTCAATAAGTTTGCTAAGTTTAACTGTACGATACTTTGGACACTCTGGCCAGTTAATGTACTGTGGTTCCTTATCGTTTTCACGATCGAGTACCATCATACCACGGTCATCGTCCCATGTATCAGCATAGTTGTGCGGAAATGCATTACCAATGTAATGCACTGCACCTTGTTGTTGACGTTTGTGGAAGTGTCCGCTAAAAACATACTTTTGATTAACAAAATCTTCTGCACGTAGCTCACCATGATCGGGCATTTGTACCATTGCGTTCATAAAAAACGTAGGAAGTTCAAAGTGACCAAATATATACTTGCTTTTTAGATGTTTTAGCTTTTTCCACTCGTCGCCTACTAGCCAAGGAACAATAGTTACATCGTCTATGGTGGTAATTTCGTCAACAAATGTAATACCTGGAATGTGTTTAGCAAACGCAGTTGAATTAACAGTGCGCTTGTCTTTGTAATACAGGTCATGATTACCATCAAAGAAGAAAAACTGCTCAAAAGCAGCACCTAGCTTCTCCATACTACGGATAGTTGCATCCATAGTAGTAAGATTTAATGAATTTCGATTGTGATGCCAGTCGCCGCAAAAGATACCAGTTTCACAACCGTTGGCTTTTGCAGTTTTGATGAACCAATCAACAAAATCTTCACAATCTTGATTGTGAATCTTTGAATTACCCTTTAATCCAAAGTGTATGTCTGTAAAGACTGCTGCTTTTTTAAACAAAAGTTATTGCTCCATAAATTTGTATATCTTTATAGTATACAGGTTAATGTTAATAGTGTCAAGAGATTATTTGTTACCTAGTTCTTTTTCTCTACGTTGTTGTGCTTCCCACTCGCCTTGATTTTGTCGTGTAAAGCTAGGATTCATGTTGTTCATTTCTAAAATATCATCACGAATGTTTTGATTACGCTTTTCAATGTTAATAACACGCACAAAACTGTTAGTAACTGCGGCTGTATAGTATGCAAACGGATTATCTGACTTTGATTCGTCAAACTGCAACCCGATTTGTGCTAACTGTAGGATAGCTTGCCCGCGCATTTCATCGTTATAAGTGTATCCACGTACATTACCACGAGTAGCATATCGATCACATAGTTTCATCCACATAAGAGCAAGTTTATTTGTAGCCATACCGCCGCCTAGATTAAAATGTCCGTTTTCCATTCCGCTTGACCAATGACTTTTGCCCACACACTTTAGATTATCTTCTTCATCAAACTTAAAATGTTGGAAAGGTGGAAAGTTAAGTTTTACTTTGTGATCGGCAACTGTCTTTGGTGTCTTCTTGCGCCCCGGCTCGTCTGGAACATGCTCAAATGTCATAATGCGAAATACTAATGAAGTTTTTTTAATTTTTCTGTAATCAATTTCGCACTCAGCAAGTTTAATTTTTTCTCCTGCTAGTTTACGAGCTTCAAATGCTTCGTGTTGTAAGCGTTTAGCTTGTACTCTTTTAGCTTCTGCAATAGTTCTAATATTGATTTTGTCAATATTAGGCAAAATAAGATCAAACTGATGATCAGTATTTGATACAAAGCTACAAAATGTACTCTTTGATTTGTGTATTTCTTTAAGTATATCTTTGTTATTTAAATAGTTAACTTTTCTCATGAACTCTCCAATAGTTATAATACATTATAATATACATACTTAATTTTGTCAACTAAATAACATATAGGAGACAACAAATAATGGCAATTAATTTCGGCGGCCTAAAACAACAGGCATCAGCAGCACTTTCGTCAGCAGCATCGCAGGCTCGCAATTCAGT